TGTGCAACATTATCACAAACAACAGGAACTGACGGAAGCGTTACGTTAACTATTACAGGAGCGTAGTATGGCTAACACTACCTCTGGTTCTTATTCTTTTGATAAGAACCTCGGAATAGATGAAATTATTGAAGATGCATATGAACGTATTGGTATGCAGGGTGTTTCTGGTTATCAATTAAAAACTGCGAAACGATCTTTAAATATTTTATTTTCTGAATGGGGTAATAGGGGCTTACAATTTTGGGAAGTAAAAAACCAAAATGTAGCATTAGTTAATGGACAAGCTGTATATACTTTTTACAGGTCTCCAGCTGATGGTACTTCTTCTGGTATTTCAACCACACTATCCGCAGGAATAAATGCAGCAGTCACTACTATTGGTGTTGCCTCTGTTACAGGAATGCCTACAACAGGTGGTATAGTTCTTATTGGTACTGAACAAATTACTTACTCTGGAATATCATCATTAAATTTAACAGGATGTGTTAGAGGTGTTAATGGTAGCACAGCAGCTACACACAGCACTGGTGATACAGTTGTTCAATTTCCAAACGGTATGACTGATATACAAGAAGCTAACTATAGAGTTGCTTCTACAAGTGTTGATACACCGATGACAAGAATCAGTAGATCTCAGTATCAAGGTTTTTCTAACAAAACAGATTTAGGTTTACCTACACAGTATTGGGTACAAAGATTTATAGATAAGGTGACTATGACTTTGTATTTAACACCCGGTAGTTCTCAAGCTGGAAATTTTATTAATTTTTATTATACAAAAAGAATTGATGATGTAGGAGCATATACAAATGCAACTGATGTGCCTTATAGATTTGTACCTTGTATGATAATGGGTTTAGCTTATTACTTAGCTATAAAATATGCACCACAAAGAGTTCAAGAATTAAAATTATTGTATGAAGATGAATTAAAAAGAGCAGAGTCTGAAGATGGTTCTTCTAATTCTACTTACATATCACCTAAAATCTATTACCCTGGTATTGGTTAATGACTACTTTTGCACAAGGTAAATACGCCTTAGCTATCTCAGACAGATCAGGCATGGCTTTTCCATATAATGAAATGGTTAGAGAATGGAATGGTGCCTTGGTCCATGTTTCAGAGTACGAGCCTAAACAACCACAGTTAGATCCTAAACCGACAAGTGCAGATCCACAAGCTTTACAAAGAGCAAGAACGGCTAGAACAGAATTTCCAACAGAAGATTTTTTACCAGAAAATCCTTTTGTAACTGCATCTAATACCACATTAAAAATTAATTTTCCAAATGGTGATTTACAAGTAGATGATTTTGTAAGATTTAGAAATGTTAAATCTCCAGTAGGTGGTGTTGCAATATCAACATTACAAATGTCTACAACATTAAATGGGGCAATAACAGATACTGCTACTACAATTAATTTAACTGATGGATCTGAGTTCCCTACTTCAGGTTTTATTGTAATAGAAAAAGTTTTAACTTCTTCCGATACAACGGACCCGCTTCTTGTTGGAACATATCAAAATGAAGTTATACAATACACAGGAAGATCTACACATCAATTAACTGGTTGTACTAGAGGAACAAGTGCACCTTACAGAGGAGTTTCTCCTGAATCTACAGTTGCTGGATCTCATTCTAATTTAGCAAAAGTTTTTGGTTGTTATAAAGTTGTTTCTTTAAATGAAACATCAGTGCCAAGTACAGGTCAACCATCTACAACTACACAATTTGATGGTATAAATGTTACTTTAACTAACGCTGCATCAGGCACAGAAACAGGAGGTGGTTTCCAGTGTACAATTGGACCCATAAATGATAGAGGTTAATTATGTCAGGAGTTAAAAAATACGATTACAGCACATTAACTACAGCAATAAGAGATTACACAGAAGTAAGTTCTGATGTTTTAACTACAACTGTTGTTGATGGAATTATTATGGCTGCTGAATTTAGAATATATCAAGAGCTTCCTATGGACTCTCAAAGATTTGTTCAAGAAGGAACACTAGCAGCTGATGATAACACAATTAATTCTCCTGCAGGAGCCTTATTTATTAGAGGTATAGAAGTATTTAACTCTACAGCGAACACAGAAGGTAACGGAACTTGGTTAGAAAAAAAAGATCAAACTTATTTATCAGAATATACTGACAGATTAACAGGGCCTGAAGGCGATTTAACGGCACAGGATGTTACAGGATTTCCTAAATATTATGCAATGTTTGGTGGTGCTGATAATACAACAGACACATCATCAGGAGGTATGTATATAGCCCCTACACCCGATGCCGCTTATAGATTTAGAATTTATTACAATAAAATGCCTAATGGTCTTGGATCTGGCACCGGTTTTAATAACAATACTTATTTAAGTACATACTTTCCTCAAGGGCTTTTATATGCATGTTTAGTAGAAGCTTTTGGATATTTAAAAGGTCCAATGGATATGTTGACTTATTATGAAAATAGATATAAAAATGCAATACAACAGTTTGCAGGTATGCAACTTGGAAGACGAAGACGAGACGATTACACTGACGGAACAGTTAGAATACAAGTCAAGTCACCGTCTCCGTAATAAGGAGAAAAATTATGGCAATATCATCGGCAGTATGTAACAGCTTTAAACAAGAAATTTTAGTTGGTACACACAATTTTACAGCATCATCTGGAAACAGTTTTAAATTAGCTTTGTATACAAGTTCAGCATCTTTAGGTGCAAGTACAACAGCTTACAGTTCATCAAACGAAATTTCAAATGCATCTGGTTCAGCTTATACTGCTGGAGGAAAAGCACTTACAAGTGTTACTCCTGTATTAGATGGTTCAACAGCAGTCTGTGATTTTGCGGATATTAGTTTTACTTCTGCATCTTTTACAGCAAACGGATGTTTAATATATAATGATACACAATCAGACAAAGCAGTTTGTGTAGTAGCATTCGGTGGAGACAAAACTGTATCTAGCGGAACTTTTACAATTCAATTTCCCGCAGCAGCAGCTTCAACAGCCATAGTTCGTATAGCGTAGGTATCCCATGTCGGTAGGATGGGGTCGATTATCCTGGGGACAAGCAGGTTGGAACGACGCAACCACTATTAAAGAAGGTTGGGGTCGTCTCACTTGGGGAAACCAAGGATGGGGTGAAGCACCTAACGTAACTCTTTCTGGACAACAAGCAACAACATCCGTAGGTGAAATTACAGTAATACAAAGACCTGGTTGGGGTACTCTTGATTGGGGTGAAAACGGTTGGGGTACTGTTGAGTCAGCAGTAGTTAATTTAACTGCTCCAAGTGAAATGACTTCTAACGTAGGAGCAATAACTCCTGCAGACGTAGTTGGATTAACTGGTCAAGCAGCAACAACTTCTGTTGGAGAATTTACATTTATTTTATCTCCTACAATCACACCAACAGGTCAAGTAGCAACGTCTTCTGTAGGTGAAATTAGTCCTGCTGATCACATTCAAGGATTAACAACTTTAGTTGCAACAACTGCAGTAGGTTCTATAACTGTAGGAGTAGGAGTTCCTTTGACAGGAGTTGATGCAACTTCTTCTGTAGGTGAAATTCAAACAAGTGATGCACAAGTATTTAATATAACTGGTGTAGGAGCTAGTTCTTCTGTAGGATCAATCACACTTGAAATAGGAGTTCCTTTAACAGGGGTTTCTTCAACGTCTTCTGTAGGTACAATTAGTCCTGTTGATGTTATGGGATTGACAGGAGTTTCAGCAACATCTAGTGTAGGAAATATTGCTCCATTAGGATATGGAGATGTTGATATTAGTGGAAATACAAGTTATAACGATGTTGACGTAAGTGGAAATACATCGTATACAGACGTAACACATGTAGCGTAGGAGAAAAATTTTATGGCATCAACATACACACCTCTTGGTATAGAGTTAATGGCTACTGGCGAAAACGCCGGTACATGGGGAACAAAAACAAACGCAAACTTAAATCTTTTTGAACAATTATCAGGTGGATTTAAACAAGTATCTATCGCCGGTGGTGCTCAAACAACTGCTTTAACAATTGCAGATGGTGCATTAACTGGAACAGCTCAAGCTAGAATGATTGAGTTCACAGGTTCTATTTCAGGAAATCAAGTAGTCACAATACCTTTAGATGTAGAAACATTTTACTTTTTAAAAAATACAACATCAGGTGCTTACACAGTACAATTTAAATATGTGTCAGGAAGTGGTGATACTTTTACTTTTGCAACAGGAAATAAAAGTACAGCAATTTTATTTGCAACAGCAAATGATGGAACTAACCCAGATATTATTCAAATTCAAACAGGTGGAGATGTTGTAGATGATACATCACCTCAACTAGGTGGTAACTTAGATACTA